CACCACCTTTATGACACCTAGTGCCGCATTGAACAGGCACCACACCATGGTTGCGTCCGTCACGCTGAAGTGCCAGCCACACAAGCCGCAAACCAGCCACACAACACCCACGGTGGCACCCCAGTAAAGTGCCAACACCAGCAGGATCAGCAGAAGAATAAACACACCCATGGTCAATCACCTTCCTGAAGTTCTGCATACTTGGCAATGTACCAGTCTGCCTTCTTCAGATCTTCCGCACCATTCTTGGCACCGGCACGATAGCGGTACTTCCAAGCGTTCAGAAGACAGAAGTGCATGGTGGCTTCCTTGCCAAAGATCAGTTCCATTTCATCAATGCATTCCATGCCGCCTTCACGGTTGTAGTGACCGGGATGCTCCACGGCACTGGTGGTGGGCTGATTATCGGGGAACAGAAGATCATAGTGCATTTCCGTCACGGCCGCAGTGTCCACATCAACTGCCCTACAGGGGATTTCACTGGCATTTATCGGACATTCCACACAGTGATGGTGCCTACAGTATGCCAGAATGGCCTTCCGCTTTTCTTCAATCGTCATACAAATACCCTTGCCTTTCTTCCGTTGATTCTTTTATCTTTCACCGTGCAGTTCAACTGCCGGGTGATTTCCTTACTGAAATTGGCCAGCCCCATGTTCTGGAAGCCATTGTCACGGCAGAAGATTTCATAATTGGAATGCACCAGTCTGGTTTCCTGATTGATGATTTCTTCCTTTTCCGTTTCAGCCAAGAACAGCAACACGGGATTGTTGTATTCCGTGTATTCCTTCAGTTCCTGATCAACCTTGGTGGACTGGGTGAAGCTGTGGTTTTCCAGAATGCGCTTCAGACCATCAATGCCAATCTTGCACAGATATTCCATGACTTCCTGATCCTTCAGCTTCCACGCAATATAGGGATCATAATCCGGATCCAGTTTGCTGAAGGTTGCATTGAATGGGATGATGACCATTCTGCGCAGGACTGCACCGGTCTTGTCACGCATTCTGGGGATCTGGTTGGCACTGAAGATCAGCTTCACAAAGGGCTTATAGAAGAACAATTCCGTGCCTTTGTTTTCAGCCTTCAACATGTTGCCGGACACAATCTTCTTGAAGTGCGCAATGGCCTTGCCCCGCAGGAAGTCATCACTGATGTCATCACCAATGTTGGCCAGTTTGCCAAACATCGTGGCCGGTGCAAACCGTTCTTCCAGTTCATCCAGACCCAGGTTGGATGTGTTCTGGACACCCAGCACATCTTGAAGCATCTGCAAAAACGTGGATTTACCGTTTGCCTTTTCACCGGTCAGGAACATGGACACCGACAGTTCATTTCTGCGATAGAAACAGTATCCGATGCATTCGGCCAACAGCTGCCTGATCTCCGGATCCTGACAAGCCATCTTGTTCAGGGTGGTGTCTGCAAGGCCGCTGAAGGCATCAGGACGGTAGTTCCACGGGATCTGGTTGGTTATAACCATGTCCGGTGAAAAGTCCGTCAGGGTGTCAGTGGTGATGTCATAGACCCCATTCCTGAAGGCAATCAGGTTGGCATCTGCCACCGGGCAGTTGTCCACACACATGACTTCCAGATACTTCAGCACTTCTTTCCGCTGGGAATCCTTCATCTGAGGATATGCTTTCAACATCATGAATTCAATATTGCGGTACCCGGCACAATAGATCCCATCCTTGTACACATGCAGCTGTCCATTGATCCGCTTGACGTGACATTGATTGATGATCCAGTTACCAAAGGCATCATGAAGGAATTTCTTCCCTTCAAAGAAGATGGGTTTTTCAAAGGCTTCATCCCGCAGGATCACATCAAGTTCACCATCATCCAGTGGTTCCGGAAGGACATAATCATTGATGATCCGGATGGTCTGCCTGACCTGATCATTGGTCATGGCCAGCTGGGTCTGAAGTACCAGAATATAGCCATAGAAGTCATTGTTCCGGCTGACGGTGGTGTTGAAGTCCATCTTGGTGGTCACAGGGTGCATCCAGATGGGCAGTTCATCATATTCGCCCAGTTCCGGGTTGACTTCACCCCATTCACAGAAGCGTTCTTCACCGTCCACCTTCAAGGTTTCCGGCATTCCACCGGTCTTGATGTCAGCAACCAGACCACAGGCCAACTTCAGATTGGTGCCGCACTTCTCCACACCACTATTGCGGAAGGTGAAGTGTTTGCCACGCTTGGTGCAGGTCACACGGCATCGGATCTGCAAGTCTTCAACAATTGTCATCAACTTTTCAGCCATTTCCGTGTCATCCACATCAACCATGATGCAGTCATCACGCAAAACACCAGCAAAAGACGGCAATTTTGCAACATCAGCATAGCATCTGAAGCTGTTCAGACCCTTGTATTTTTCCATAGGTTGCTTGCCATCGGTGGCAATGAATCCCTTATATAGTCCGCTCAATCATCATCACCCCTTTCCACAAATACTGATCCACGTCCGTGCCCACCGGCACAGATGCTACACTGGGTACTGTGACCGCTGGTCAGGTTGTCAACCCGACAGATCAGCCACCTTCCACAGTCGCATTCACACAGCCATTGGTGTCCGGACTTGCCCAGTCTTCTGTCACTGTGTTCAAGCACAAGCAACCGGCCAAAGCGTTGTCCGGACAGATCCATTGGTTTACTCATACCGTCACCCCGAAATCTTCAAGTCTTTTTATGGCAAGATCCACATACCACCGTTTGTCCAGATGTGCCGGACACGTCATGCCATTGATGTCATCATTTGCAATGAAGCAGGAATCTGGTGTGTTACCAAACTTCTTGATTTCCAGCCGTTTGCCCACATTTCTGCAAGCATTGATCTTGCCATCCTTGGATCTGGTGGAAGCAAAAACCCTGTAACACTTGAACCTGTATTCCTGACCATTGTGTTCAACCCATTCAAACTTATCAGACAGCTTCACCAGCTTCTGGAACTGAAGCAGATCATCACAGCTGTTGATGGTAGTGGTCGGATGAATGCCCTTGGTCATGTAGTCCACCAGTGCCTTGTTGATGATGGGAAGATCCGCATCCAGCCGGGATAGTTCCTTCACATAGGCACCTTTTCGCTCATACTTATCTTTGCCGGTGAACTTACATAGGTAATTGTTGACATCCTTCTGATAAATGAAGTCAACCTGATCAAATTCCAGACCAATCTTGCACAGTGGGGTTGAACAGGTGGATTCCCACCTATAACAGATGTCATCCAGCATGTTGAAGGCTTCATCCGTGTCCGGAATCATGACAATCAGACCATCCGTGTTGGACTGGATCAGTTCAAAACCGGGGATGGCTTCCAGCCATTCCAGCAGCATGATCAACATCAGCTGACAGTTGACAACCATGGTATTGTTCATGCAAGGATCATAAGCTGGGTTGTGTTTGTCCTTCATGGCACCGGAGAGGCTGTTCAACAGCTTCTTGTATGGTGCCTGTTCTTTCTTCTTGCCAGCGGCCTTCAGTGCCATTCTGGTGTGGTACACTTCAGCGTACTTTTCAGGCTGTCTGGCAGATCTGGTGATCCGCTGGTGACCAATCAGGTATGACGGATAGTAGCTGCCAACGTCAACATGCCAGATGGATCCCTTCCGGAAGATGGCCTTGGACTTTTTCTTGTCCACCACAATGTTGCCATCCGGGCTGTACTTCATGACCACACCCCGTGCCCCATGGATACCACCCCAGCCATCCACATGGTGCACACCACAGATTTCCGTCAGGATTGACCGGTTATAGAAGAACTTCCGGAATGCTTCCGGATCCGTCCAGTCATACTTCCACTTCAGGGACTTGGGTGCTTCAGCATGTGCCGCCTTCATTTCCGCAATACAATCCTGCTTGGCCGTCCGGAACCAGTTCAACACAGACCGGTACTTGTTCAGCTGAATGAAGTCTTCAATGAAAAAGTCAAATTCGTCATCACGTTCAGTCATCACGCAATCCAGCACCTTGCCAGCAATACCGGCATCAGTCTTACCCACATATGACAGGGGCATCTGGAAGACCTGACACATCTGAACCATGGTGTCAAAGTTGTCTTTCCGTTCAAGGAAGACTTCCACGGTCTGTTCCACATCATGACGGCAGTATTTCACGGTTTCCGCAATTTCTGCCGGTGTCAGTTTGCGCTGGATCCGGAAGTCCACACCTGATTCCCGGATGTCATTGCCCATCATCCCTTCAAAGGTCTTCAGGCCAATGGGTGGATTGGGCATCACGTCATAATTGTTCACCTGAATCCGTTGAAACAGGTTGGAAAACTGCCAGCCCTTTTTCTTCTTGACAATGATCCAGTCATTGACTTCCTTGGGGTTGAAGTCCAGCAGAATGGCCTTCAGGATATACTGATCATAGTCACGGCTGTTGAATCCCACCCAGATGTCATCCTTGTGGGCTTCATAGAATTGCTTCAGCTGATCCGGATCATTGATGATCACATGTTCCTTCTTGGCATCCATGTCCAGAATGACCACCAGCCAGTCATGGATGAAAACTTCAAAGTCATAGAAAATGATGGTGATCACATCCCTTTCATGCTATTTATAAAAATGTTTAAGAAACGGTATACACATCAATTGCACTGTACTTTTCACTAACATCTGTCCAAGAATGGCAAACGGAACTTGTTCCCAACTCAATATTCCGCTAAATAGGGGACTAAGCCCTATCAGGACAAATATTGCGGAATCGAATGTCCCACCGATCACACCGCTTATGAAGATTCGTGTCAGCATTGACTTCTTCAATCTGCTGAAAGTTTCAGTATCTACCGTTTCACTGAAAACAAAGGCCACGGTACTTCCGATACTAATCAGCATCGTGTCACCCAGACAGACACTGCAAGCAGCTGACAAAATCATTGCAATGATGATCAGTCGATATGTCTTCCACTTCCCCATACTAAGCTGGACAAAATCCCGTAAGAAAAAAGTGATACCTATCAACCATGTTCCAGCCGGTATGATGATAGAACCAGCAAACAACACCACCGGTGGGATGTTTGCCGTCAATACATTCGATAGTATAATTACAATCAGGTACAATGCTTTCACAACACCAACTCCATCATCTGATTCATTTGGTATTTTGCACGTTCAATCTTGGAACATCTTGATTTCCCAGCTATGTTCTTCGGGAATCCGTTCACGGCCATCATGTACCACGATGTTGCATCACAACTTGATAATGCCCCACACGAAATGATCTTTTTGCTACACGACCCCAGAAGGTGGAAGTCGATGGTGGGGAACCGTTCCTTCAATTCAACACACCAATCAGCAACCAATGCCTTGTTTTTTACCGGTACGGTGCCACCAAGTGCGATTGTCCGTTCACCACATTCAACATATCTATGCAATAACCCCAATGAATCCCCATAGTGATATACAGGGATCGGACAATCGCACTT